TTGGTGGAGCTGGCGGAAATCCAACTACGCTATAAAGTATTGTTTTGTAAGGTTTTCTATTCTATATAAAGCCCAATTAGGGAACAATTGGGGAACAGTAAAAACCGCTATTTTGAGGAATTGAACCGGCTTCCCAATTTTTTGGGGTTGTGTTGTGGTGATATAAAAAATCGGACGGCGATTCAGTTGCTTGTTTAACGTCTGAATTGTGCGGTTAAATTTTGTTCAACCTTAGCGGATTTGGATTCTAAAAGGCGGATTTTTAAAAGTCAATTTAAAGCAATGTAAAGCAATATAAAAAATGGAAAGTATGCGAATTTTTTCTCTAAGGGATTTTTTCTAAAAAAAAACTTCACTTTTTTCACTTTTTTCATTTATCATTGATTTTAAAGGATTTTTTTTCTAAAAAACTTCACTTTTTTGGTGATAAAAGTGAAGTTTTTTTAATTTTAAACGGAAAAATAGGCATTTTGAGCGTTTTTTAGGGTATTTTTTATGCTTAACTTAGCCATTGCTGCCGCACGATTTCCCAGTCGTCTTTTAAGTACACATTTGTAATAGTGATCCTTGCTGCGGTTTTCTCTTTGTATGGTTCTTTGTGGTGATGCTGTTTCAGTGCATTTTTAAAAAACTTCATAAAATTACGCTGCTTTATTGGCTGTTCATCTAAGGCTTGGCAATATATTTTATAAAGAGAATAAATCGCCGTGGCTTCTCCGCCTGATTTTCCCGCTTTTAACCCGTTGCATGATTCACGTGTTTCAAAATAAGAGGCAAAATCTAATAAATGATCGACTTCTCTTTTTATTGCCATCGCTTCTTTGCTATCCCGTTGAGCTTCTAATAATCTTTTAGCTTCATCGGGGTTGTCTTTAAAGGTATTAATTAATAAATGAATAATATCAGGGATTTCTAATTTTATTTTATCGGTTAGTTTGTCATCTTTAATATTATCAGGAACTTTATCAGCAAATAAAAATAGTGTTCTTCTTCGTGAGATTCCTCCGTTGTGTTCGGTGAAAATAATAGGTTCATTGTCAGTAATTAAAAAAACGGCTTTTATTTTAGCATTAAAGGATTCTACATATTTTGGCTCAAATAGTAACATATCTTCACCGGTTAGCCCTTTTAACACTGCGCCATCTGATTTTATTTTCCCTTGGTCAGGCGCAAAAACAAATGTTTTATTTAATAAAATCGTTCTTGTTGAAATTTTTTCTAAATCTTTTAAGTTTACACTGGCGGAATTTTTCTCACCGGCGATCATTAAAGCAATATCATTAAAAACACTTTTCCCGCTTCCGCCTTCTCCGGTGATTTCTAAAAATAATTGCCACTGATAGAAATTGCCTAAAATCATGTAAAGTGCGGCTAATATTGTTTTTCTTTTTATCGGGTCTTTTTTGCTTACCCAATCAAGCCATTTATTAAAATTTATAGTCTCACTTCTTTTTAAGTTATAATCAATATCAATGCAAGAAAGTAAAAAATAATCTTTGTTATGTGGTAAAAATTCCCCTGTTTTTCTATTAATTACGCCATTGTTGAATGCAATAAAATCTAGATTAGGTTTTCCTATTGATTGCATTCTATCGATAGTGTAGTTCGCTAGTCTTTCTGCGTGGCTATAATTATGCGGAATGCCAATATCAATAAAAAAATCAATAATTAAAGAGATTAATTTTTTTATTTTGATAAATTCCCAATATTTTCCATTATAAAAATATTGCGCTTGATATTCTTCATCTTTAGCAAATTCTAGCTTGCAATATTCTTTGAAATGAATAAAGCGTTTATCATCTTGAGCTTTAGTTAAAATATCTTTCAAATTTTCTTTATTTTTTGCTTGCGCTGTTTTTTTCATAATAAACCCTATTTGGCGGGAATTATCCCGCCTTTATTTTCCTTAGTTTTTATTGTTACGGCTAAAATATTGAATTATTTCACCGGCTAAATAAAGTTTACGTTGTCGTGTTGTGCCGGTGTGGCGTTGGATAGGTTTGGGAAAATCCGCGGCATTAATTAAATGATTGCGGATATAGCCATAACTAAAGCCGGAATACTTCGCAATGTGTTTCGGTGTCCATATTGCTTGCGGGTTCATATCTAACCCGGTTTGCGCTTTGGTTTTATTATTTTCCAATAACGCAACACGGCGGCTTAATTGCTCAACAGTTTTATTTAATTGGTCGATATTAAGTGCGGTCATTTATGCCCCCTATTTCCGATTCTTCCGACGTGCCACTTTTTGGGCTTTGCGTTTATTTCGAATTTTATTCATGCGCCGTTCGTAATTGTTCCAGTGCTCATTTTTCGGGAATTCAAGCCCAAAAAATCCTTCACTAAATAATGCTTCATCACTAGCGAAAAATTCCAATTCTGCGCCATTGGGAAAGTGTAAAGAATAGGTGTTCATGCTGTTGCTCCTTGTGGCTGTGGTTTTCTTCCGCCCATGATTTTGAATAAATCATTAAAGGCTTTTGCGCTGCTGTTTTGTTGTAAAGCGGTGTGGCGTGCATAGGTTACTTTTTCGATATTGCTCACCTTTCCGCCATTTTCTAATTTCAGCCTTGTTTCTTCGCTTTTTGCCCATTGGCGGGCGGTGGCTTTGTCTGATTCAAAATAGCGGCTTGAAATGAGTTTTTGTCGCTTAATTTGAATTTTCACCACGGCATAGTAAGCGGTTTGATTATTTTCATCGGTGAGAGAATAGATATTAATTGCCATTTTTGCCCCCTTGTTGCGCCTTGCATTGCGCATATTTTTCAAGCGTTTGTTCGAGTGGGTAACGCCCGTTTTGTGAATAAACATCGCATAGGCGGTTATCTAACCACTTTAAAGCGGGTGTGCCGTTTAGCTCTTTGATTAAGGCTAAATAGCAAACGCCAAAAAAGGCGAGGGAATCTGTTAAATCTCGTTCTTCCGGCTGTGTCGGAACGTTGAAACGCGCATTTAATTCATCAATCAATAACAAGGAAGGATTGGTTTTTTTCTCTTGTTCAGTGTTGCGATAAATCAAAGTGCCTTCATGGGTTTGAATTAGTTTTCCTGTGCAAGAATTAGGCATAAATCACCCCTTGCACAAAAGTGCGGTCAAATTTTGGGTTGATTTTGGCGATAAGTGAAAGGCATTGAAAATCGGCGCTAAGGCTTAGGCGCGCGTTGGTTTCGTTGTTGGCTTGGATAGTTTGAACGCACAAATTAAAGTGCGGGTGCGTGCGATTCACGCATAGAAATTTGTAGATCATCTCTGCGGTTTCCTGTAATAAATTTTGAGAAACTACCGCAAGTTTTCCTACGACTGGCGGTAGCACGTAACAGGGTAGGAAAACTGTCATTACAGGAAGACAGCCAACCGCAAGCGGTTGCCCATTACGCACTACCATTGAGGATAGACTATCAGAAAATAGACTATATTGAATAGGTGCGTGAACGCTACGAACAAAAAAAGCACGTGTAAAAATCGGCGTGCTGTTCGCCTGTAATAAATTCAGCTTCCTACGGCTGGCTTCAGATTTTGCTAAAGCGGATTTAATATAATGCAATCTAAAGCAAGGTGCAAGCGGTTTTTGTGCTTTTCTTGTTGCGTGGGGTGGGGATTGGGTTAAAATAACGTTGTTCATGTAAATCCTATTTTATTTTTTCGGCATAATCATTTAGGGTTTCTTGGCGTTCCTTAGGTTAGTAAAAATGAGTCATTTCACTAAGCCATTAGTGATAAGCCTGCCCACGTGTGCGAGCGTGGGCTTTTTCTTGTCGGTTATTTGGCATAATGCGCAATCACACAAAGGGAAAGCATGAGCAAAAAATAAAGGCTGATAAGGTGTTTTTGTTTCATGTTTACCCCCGCACTTTTATCCAAAAATCAGCGATTGAGGTGATAAAATTAGGTAATATGTAAATCAGTACAATAAAAAGTGCTGTCCACATAAAACGCCGCACTTTTGGCGATTTATCCATTAATTCAAGCATTTTTCTTGTCTCCTTTGTTACATCAAATTCTATTTTCATTTTGCGCACTTTCTTGATTATTGAGCCATTGTGCGACCTCGCTCACTTTCCAGCGGCTTAACCTTCCGATTTTAATCGGTGCGGGGAATTGACTCGATTTCATAAGGGAATAAATCCCGCTACGGCTTACGCCCAATTTTTCAGCGATTTCACGCGCATTAAAATAGATTTGGTTTGTTTCCATAAGCTGCCCTATGTTTGTTTGAATTTTGCTTAAAATGTGTTCTTTGTGTTTTCTCTGTGCTTGGCTGTTCAACCCTAGCAAGTGCATCATAGGGAAAGGGTAGGGCGGGGAAAATCAAAGAAAAAAGCAAGAATCAAAATTTTGATTCTTGCTTTGTTTGAATGGTGTTGAAATTATTTTGCCAACTCAATAACGGCGGTAATTTTACCGCCTTTTATGCCACGGTTATCGGGGAAGTTTAACCCTCTTTTTCTTAATTTTTGAGCGTAAGATTCTATATTATAAAAATCTCTATTATCTGTCCGTGATAAGTTGTATTTTTCACTAAATGCCGTTAAAACGGCTTCTATAATAGCATAAACGCCTTCATTAGGGTGCGCTTTTGCTGTGGTTTCACAACTTTGCAAAATACTTTCAAGATAGAATTTTTTTCCGCTATTTGCGCCTTTGAGTTTCAAAATTTTGGAACTCTTACTATTTTTTGTTTGTTTTTTGTGCGTTTGTAGGTTTTCTTCTGTTTTTGGCGGTTGTAGTGTGTCGGATTGTTCTGCCTGTTCCTCATTTTCTTTCGTTTTATTGGCTGCACGTTGTTCATTTTCATACTCAAAAAGGTTGGCGATATAAGAAAAATCATCCGCATGCAAATAAAGATCGGCAAGCTCCAGAACGCCTTGCCCAAAAGGTGCATTAAATTCCATAAATAAAAAATCAGGGCGGAATTTCAAAGGGAAAAAGCGATCTTTTCTTTTAAATTTGAAAAAATCATAAGGATCATAAAAACCGGTTTCGGGTAAAATTAGCGTATCGTCATCACTAAAATTAAAAATGAATTTATCAAACGAAAATTCAGGAACGAAAAAAAAGCCTTTGAATCGGTCAATATAAGGGCAGTTTTCCCTCGATTTAACAATTAATTCACTATGCTCCGATTGATAAACGGTTTCTTGATTTTCGCACAATTTATCATAAATTTTTATCAAGTCTTCAGCCGGGAAAATTGGGTTTTTCTTAATTTTTAACTTGCCAAAGGGTTGTTCTTTTTTGCCTAATATTAATTGATTGGTTTCCCCGTGGTATTCCGCATAAAACAAGATTTCTATAATATGCGGATAGTTTGACAATATTTTGATGATTTCTTTGTAAGAGTAGTCAAAATGGTAATTATTCTTTAAAAGTCGCTGTACTTCTTCAAGTGTAAACCAACTTTTAAATAAGTGCGGTTTAAATTCCATAAGTTATAAGCCTGTAAAAATAAAATCCGGTGCGAGCGGATAGGGGAGAATAGACGAGATTTTATAATGAAAAGACTGCGCTATTTCATCATAAAATCACGCCATCATTTTAAGAAAGGGCGGTTTGTTTTTGCAAGCGTTTAATTAAGGTTTTTACGCCGCAGTTAGGGTTTAATTGATTGGCGCGGGTGAGGTGCTCTAGTGCGCGTTGTGGATTGGTTTCGGCATCGAGTAAGCCTATCGCCTTATAAAGCCTTGCGCGGCTTTGGTCGGGCATATCTTCGCCGTCTGTGAGCTGTTTTATGCGTAACAAATAGGTGAGTAAATAGGCTGCTTGCTCATTTTCGGCAAATTGTGCCCGGTCTGAAAATTCCTCTGCTAAAAGCGTGCCTAAAGTGCGGTTAAAATTATCCGGCAAGGCGAGGGAATGAAATAAAGCATAATCGGCAAGGGTGAGGGCGAGGGCGTATTCTTCGCAATCTATCGCCCACACAAGCCAAGTCATTAAAATGTTGTCTTGCTTTCCGCTGCCGGCTTCAAGTGCGCCATTTATCCACGGCATATAGTCGGGCAAAATTTGCTTTTTGAAGGCGGCTTTGCGTTCGTTGGATTGAATCAGCTTTAAATCCTTTTTGTGTCGTGCCAACACTCTAAGCATTTTTTCATAGCCGCTTAAATCCGCAAAATCTTCATTTTCTGCCGCACTTTCAGCAAGTGCGGTCATTTTTAACATGTGGGCTTGTGTGGGGCGCATTGGCGTTATTTATCCTTAAATTCGATGTTTTCGAGCAAGGCGACACAGTCATAGTTTTCTACCACGAATGCATCGTTACTTGATAAATAATCTTCCACACGGTCACGCTTCGCATTTTCTACAATGCTGCGGCGCATTGCGCTTTCTTGATAATAAATCGAGAGATTATCAAGACGGGTGATGAGGATTGTGCCAGCCGGTACAGAAGGAACACGCACCGCCGGCAAGCCGCCTACACGTTTTTGGCTAATGATTAAATCATTTGCTAACTGTTCCGTGGCTTTGTCGCTGTTGTTATTGATTAGCGAGAAATATTTATCCGCCAATAAATCACGCCCCATAATCGCGACCAATTCCGGATCTTCATGGAACCATGGTTCTAAAATATCCGTTACAGCTGAAAAAACAAGTGCATCGAGGTTTTGATAGTGCTGACCTTTACCGATGTAAATTTTACCGCTGCCGCTTTCGACTTCCTTCATATTGCGTTTTGCGGCTTCGGTGCGGATTTTTTCAAGCCAACCAATGCCCACATCTTGCAATAATGGATTTGATGCACGGTTTGAAGTCGCCGCGCGGCTTGTGCCGTTCATACCGATTAAAATACGGTCAAGGGCGATACGTTGCTGTTTAACGGCGGCAATACGGGCGGCAAAGTCCGGAAATTTTGCCCACTGGTCGAGCTGCCCATAGGTTAAATGAGAGTCATAGTTAATTTGTTGGCAGTGATATTTAATGCTGTCGATATTGGCGATAGCTTGGGTTTCACGGTCTTTTGTCGTGGTGTCGGTGGTGCTTGCCAAAGTGCTGGCAGCGCCTAACCCTAGGCGTTCGCCTTGTTGTTCTGCAACGGGGACAATATTAATCATCTGCAAGAAAGCGGATGATTCTTGCACTTTGTTTTCTAGGGTTTGTTGTAGGGTTGGTTCTACGGTGAATTTTTTATCCGTATCGGCAACAGATAAACCGTTAGCCAAAGCAACAGATTCACGATAAGAATTAAATTTATTGCGGGTTTCGTTACGCATAATAAGATCCTTTTGGGTTAAAAACTAAAGTGGTTATCACTTGGCATTTCACCGGCAACAAGCGGGCGTTCTTTATAGCCCGGTGCCGGGGTTTCTTCCAAGCGTTTAAAGGTGGCTTTGATTTCTTCCATCGATTCACGCATAGCGGCATTTTCCGCGCGTAATTGTTGGATTTCTGCCAATAGCGAGCTAAATTCAACCGGTTTTTCTTGGGGTTGTGGGTCGGCGACTTCTTCCCATTGAGCGGCAAATTCAACGGCTTCGGTAATGATGTTTTGTGGGTCGGTTTTGCGTGCGGTGTAAATGTTCGCCGTGGTGTTTTTCGCCGCAAATTCTAAATAATCCGTGCCTAGGCTTGCCGGGTTATCGGTAACGGCTAACCCCACTAAATAGGCTTCGCCGGTATCGGCAAAACTTGGGTTTACTTCGATTGAAGTAAAGTTCTTTTGTTTTGCTTTGGTGTAGGCAATAAGTTCATCTGTTGGCGCAATTTGAGCCAATAAATAAAGGTCTTTGCCTTTCTTTTCGGTTTTCAGTGCCAGCACGTCGCCCATATTGCGAAAATCGCTATTAGGGTGTAAGCCTTTGATATGCTCAATGCTGATGCGTGCCTGATAGATTGCCGGGTTATAATTTTTTGCCATCTGTTCGATCCATTCCGGGCTGATTTTTCGCCCGTCTGTGGTCGCACCAGCTTTGGCAACTCTGAAAAATTTTGATTGTTTAGCCATGGCTTTAACTCTCATTTAAGGTTGATAATAAAGTTGTTACAATCCACGCCGCCACGGGGTGAATTATTCGCCCTGTTTTAAGGCTTGGCGTAACTGCTGCGCCTTAATCGGTGAAATATCCGGTATTTTGTCTAACTGCTCAAAATCGAGCTTGTAAACTAAAATTGAGGGATCTTTTTGATTCAATAACTTCACGCCCTTTTGTTCGAGCTTTTGCATAAATAGGGTCAGTATAAAATCAAGGGGATCAATATTTTTCCGCAAAATGTTTTCACGGTTTCGCAAGTCTGCTTTAAAGCCTTCTGATAGGCTGATGGCTTGTAAGGCATTCGCCAACGGCTGACAAATTTGCGTGGTGATTTCATCAATGATTTTTTCGCCCGCACTTTCGACTAAATCAGAATGCGCATGAATTAAACGGCGTTTTGTCTCGGATAAATCAAGGGTTAAGCATTCACGGTTATGTTGTAACTGTTTGATAAATTGGCGCACGCCTGCACGTTTATCCCGCGCTTCGCGTTCTTTGCTGTAATACTTCATAAAGAGCTCGGAATCCGGCAAGGCTTGCCCGTTGGTCGCTTTGCCTTGTTCTTCAAATTCGGCAATCTCATTATCAAGGGCAAGAATGATTTTATTTTGTCGGTCAATTTCTTTGTCTAGGGTTTCCAATTGGTGCAATCCGGCTGAAAATTCCGCTTGGTGTTGGGTAAACTGTTCTATTTTATGCTGCATTTGGTTCTTCTCTTCGGTTTCGTTCTATCTGTTGTTGCATCCATTCGTTGATTTCACTTTCAAGCCATACCACACGGCGACCGCCTAAATTTATGTTTTGCGGAAATAATCCCGCCGCCATTCGCTTGTAAATTGTGGTTTTCGCTAATCCGGTGCGCGCAATCACTTCTTCAAACTTTAAAAAGCGTTCTTTACTTGTCATAGGGTTTAACTCATATCGTGATTCTCTCTACGTTCTATAACGTGCCTTTGTATGTGTGCCATCTTATCGGCTTGGCAAAAAATAGCGATTGATTGCCGGTGTGGTTGGTGTTTTCACAAAATGGCGTGAAATTTGCCGTTTTTTCGTTTTCGGTTATTTTGCCTGAAATCTCAATTTTTCACTTTTTCCACTTTTTTCACTGATTTTCACTTTTTATCACTTCTATTTTTTCTTTATAAATCAATAAATTAAAATAGTTAAGTGATAAAAGTGAAGAAAGTGAAGTTTTTTTTATAAAAATCTAAAAATAAGCATAAAAAATGCTTTTGGCGTGCGTTTGGCTGCGTGGGTTTGCGTTGAAAATCGAGCCTTAAAAACATCAAAGCGCGCCAGTACTGGCAAGGCGTGAACGGCTTTTAAAATTTGCGTTGAAATCACTATAAAAAGCGTGCGGGCGTGGCGAAGGTTTGCTAGCGATTTTTCGCCCGTGGGTTTTCGTTTAAAAATCGAGGTAAATTGAGCTTTTTCGCTTGTTTAGTCGGGTGGGGTTGGTATGATGAACATATAGATTGATAGCGCAAGCTATATAGGTGGGCGTTGGCTTGGTTAAACGTTATGCATAAGCGGTTAGCGGTCAAGCCTTACCGCTTGCGGTAACCCGTAGGGCTTGGGCTTTACCGATAAAAGAGCGTTGCATACAGTGCAACAAGCTAACCCCCGCCGGTCGTTCATCATTGGATAAAGAAAGGGCGGCAAAGCTGCCGCCGGTGTGGTTATCGTTAAGGGTGCTTGCATTGCGCAATATAATCGCCCCAGCGTTGCATAATATATCGCTTCGGCTCAAGATATTCGGAATGATTATAACGGCGGCTCACCCCGTTCCCAGTAACATGCGCAAGGCAAGATTCAATATGTTCATGATGAATCATCGGGTCGTGTAGGTCATTCATATAGGTGCTAAATATCGAGCGCAAGCCGTGAGAGGTTAGCACCCCTTTATAGCCCACGCCATCGCCTATGCATTTATTGGCGGATTGGCTGCTCATATGCCCGCTTTTGCTGCGAAAGCTATGGAATATATATTCATAATCGCCATTCATTGCCCGCATCTCATCAAGTAGGGCTAGTGCTTGGCTACTCAAGGGGATTACATGGATTTTACCCGCTTTCATCTTTTCGGCGGGGATTGTCCATACTTTACGCTTAAAATCAATTTCATCCCATCGAGCGCGCACGGCTTCCCCCGCCCGTGTAGCGGTTAAAAGCTGCCATTCAATAAGCTGCTTTGTTTGGCGTTCTGCATCAGAAAGCCATAAGGCGCGCATAAAAGCGGGTAATTCTTCAGGCTTTATCGTTGGATTTGTCTTTGCTTCTATGGTTGCAAGCGATTTTCTAAGCGTGGTTAAAGGATTATGCGCAATATAGCCGCACATTTGTGCATAGTCTAAAATCTGTCTAGCTGTGCCCGCAACCTTCTTTACTGTATCGTTTTTCAGCGTTTCCCATTGCTTTAAATGTAAATGCCATTCTGCCAAATTGATTTTATTCAGCGGCATATCACCAAATTTTTTATAAAGATAAAGTTCAACCCGCCGCATCGAGTCATTAATATCTTTCACATTGTGGCGGTGATAGTCTTTAAACATCTCGGCGATTTGTTTGAACGTCATCGCCTGAATTTCAGCCTCTGCCGCTTCTTTCTCCTCAAATGTTTTAGGATTAATGCCCCTTTTTAAAAGCGCATTGTACTTTACCGCAATTTCTAACGCTTCCGTGCGTGACATCATCGGATAGCTGCCAATCGTTATTTTAGGGCGTTCTTGCTTATTATCGGGATTAGTAAATTTATAAATCCAACTATAAGAGCCTTTTGCACGATTTGCCTTAATGTAAAGATTTTCGATTAAATCGCCTTTAGTTTGACCGGGTTTGAGCGCACGGATAATCTTATCCGTCAAATTTTGATTAGCCATTAGTTTTTAAGCCTTTGAAAAATAAAAGTTTATCTCTCAATTGTTCCCTCATTTTGCCCCAGAAACAGGTGAGGGAACAATGAGGGAACAATCACTAAAAACTAAGGTGAACAGAAAAAACAATAAAAACGAATAAATGCTTGTTTTTATTGGATTATAAGAACAGAAAAAACACAAAAAACGTTAAAAAACAAATAATTGGTGGAGCTGGCGG